GCCAGATATACCAAAGCTTCTTAACTGAGCTTTCTTCACCCAAGAAAGACGCGAGCCCGACAAAATACCCGCTAGGCTTCAAGATAGTGAATGATGCTGGCGATGTGATGGAAATGACAGAAGATGGCTTTAAACCTGTTAAATAGCGACAAGGTGTTAATGTGGAATATAACGACTTACCTGAAGGTTTCCGGCCTCTTGAACAAGAGAACAGCTACAGCGATCTACCTGAAGGTTTTAGGCCTTATGAACCGTCCGACGATCCTTTCATGGATGAATCGAATTACCAGAGCGCGAATAAAGATCCAGATAGCTCGTGGGCTTTTTCAGTAGATCAAGCGCAAAAGCTAGGTGGTAAAGGCTTTAGAGAGCTAGGTAACTTTATTGGTTCTGACTATATATCTGAGGCAGGCCAAAATTACGTAGACGAGCAAGAGGCAGATATTTTAGCGGGCGGTTACTCGCCTGAATACCAAGGTACGATCCGCGAAAACTACGCTGAAGGCGGTATCTCTCAAGCTCTAGGCAAAACATGGGAAATGATCGGTGAGAACGCCGCTTATTCCGGCGCTGCTTTGGGTGGCAGCTTATTAGCCGCTGTCACAGTCCCATTCTCAGTACCTGCAGCGCTAGTTATAGGTGGTACAACAACAGCAGGAACGGTATTGCTAGGTACTGGTGAAGCTGCTGAGGAAATGGAAGACCAAGGGTTAGAGGTTAATTCCGGCACAGCGCTTGGCGTTGGTGTACTTATCGGGCTGCTAGAAAAATTCGGTGCAGATAAGGTTGTGCCTAAGAAAATGCTTGCCAAGATCACCGGCAAAAAGCTGGTCGAGACGCTGGTTCAAGCTGGGAAGAAAGATGCGGCCAAAGCAATCGGTAAAGAGATCTTCAAGAAAACAGGTTATGAGGTCGGCACTGAGCTTGCTCAAGAAAGCCTAATCATGGGCGGCGCGTTATCTGAAGGTGGCAAGTACACTGAAGATGATTTGATCGATCGCTTTATTGATACCGCTGCTGTGTCTGGTGCTATGGGTGCTGGGTTCAGCGTACCAAGTGTTGCTGCAGATGTAAGTCAAGCGAGAGATATCCGGAACAATGGCGGTGTTGATCCTGCTGCACCACCACCTGATATCGATCCTAACCTTGCCGATCAGCAAGCCCGAGAAGAAACAGCCAATGCTGGCGGCGATATTCTTGAGCAGGAATTAAACGCTGTTCAGGCACGTATGCTGGCAGAAGCTAAACAGTCAACCATTCAAAAAGGCCTTCTAGCACAAGCCAGAGAAGCAGAGCAGATCAATGAGCAAAATACAGAGCGTGATGCTTTAGATGCTGAATATGATTTAGCGCTACAACAAGCAAGCCAACAACAATATGATCAGGTCAACAGAGAGACGCTTGACTATCTTGATCAGCGAGACTCAGACTTTAGAACTGATCAGGAAGTTGCTGAAATATACCAAGCTATTCACGAGAAAGCAAAAGGCCGTACCGCAGCGTCAAAAGCACGCATTGCTGCAGCAGCTCAAAATGCTGAGCAGGTCGAAGAAAGTCAGCCTGTTCTTGAGGGGGCGATGGCTCAAGCGTTTAAAGGCTTGAATATTGAAACACAGTCTGAGCAGAAAAAACCTGAAACTGAAGAGCTTATTAAAAAAGAAAAACCTATCACTGGTTTTGATAATGAGCGTGAAACAGTTAAAGGCGATGAACTTAAAGCGGCTGATCTGGCTATGCGCCAGCGACTTGGCCTTGCGCCTAAGAACGCGCTGAATACGGTCAAGCCTGAAAAGGATACGCTCAAGCAGGCGATCAATAAGCTAGGCGGTGTAAAGCTTAGCGATACTGACAGTAAAGACGTTGGTAGAAACTCCATGTTCAGGAAGAGCGGTGGCAAGCCTATAGATGATATTGCTGAAGGTCTGGCTCAGCTTGGATATCTGCCGCTAGATAGTAATGGCAAGCATGATATCAAAGACCTGCAAGCGCTAATGGACAAGCAGCAAGCCGGTGAGAATGTTTACGCTAAAGCTTATTACAATGACAGTAGTTCAGCAGAGAAAGAAGCTGAAGCCTATTACGCAGCTCAAGAGGAAGCGCAAAACAACGATTTTGAAATTTATGGCGATCAATCGCAGGAAGAATACACGCCGGTCAATGAAGAGCTGGCCAGTATGGAAGATCTTGATCGCGGCGATCCTGCAGAAGACCTACCGTTTATGCTGAAAAACCAAGCCGGTGACGTAGACCAAGACGGTGAAGGCACTGGCTTATACACTACAGAGCAACAAGATATTACCCCTACTGAGGAGGATATCAGGCACGAAACTGGTGTTGATGTCGCTGCTAAAGAAGCCGCTCACTCAACAGAGAATGATTTGCCAGAGCCTACTGACGCTCAAAAGGAGGCGGGGAATTATAAGAAAGGTCACGCTTCACTTCACGGCTTAAATATATCCATTGAAAATCCGAAAGGTTCTACCCGTTCAGGTACGAGCAAACAGGGTAAAGAATGGGCTAGCGAAATGAATAGTCATTATGGCTACATTAAAGGCACTATCGGCAAAGACAAAGATCATGTTGATGTCTTTATAACGGATGGCGCTGAAAAAGCAGACAAGGCTTTTGTAATCGATCAGGTTGATCCTGATACTAAGAAATTTGACGAGCATAAAGTGGTGATCGGTGCAGCTACTGAGCAAGATGCTTTGGCTGAATATAACAAAAACTACGATAAGGGCTGGCAAGGTGCAGGCGCTGTTACCGAAATGCCAATGTCTGAATTTAAAACATGGGTGATGGATAAGAGTAAAACCAAGAAGCCTGCAGGTGATCTTGGCAGAAAGTCCGAAATATCCGATCAAAAGTCCGATGTAGATACAGAGGTTAATCCTGTCACACCTACTGCGCGTGAAACAGAAAAGCAAAGCAAGCCTAAAAAACCTACGCGCAAATCAAAAAGCAAGACTGAAGTTAAGCTAGAGGAAAAAGAAGGTAGCAAAGATACTGGAAAGCCATTATCTGAGATAATGCTAACTACTGAAACTGATGGTCGTCAGTCTGCAGAGTTTCATCTTAAAAATATTGATGCTCGTTTAGATGCGTTGAGTGTTCTTAAAGAGGTTTGCTAATGGTTGCTAAATTCCTAACTGATGAGGAGGTTGCCCGCAAGGAGGCTCAAAAAAAGCCCCAGCGACAACTGCCAGAAAAACCATCAAAACCCCTTCAGCCTAAAGTTGACCGTACCGCTGTTGAGGCTGCTAAACATTCTGCTGAAGCGGCCAAGCAATCATTGAGCGCTGCAAATAGTTCTACTGAAGCTGTGAGCAAGATGAATAATGGATTGGATACATTAAGTGCCAGCCAAGAAAAGCTTGTAAGCGCATTGCAGGACGTTATTAATAACAGCAGTAATGTCTCTGAAAGAAAGCCGGTGAGATTAAAGGTCAACCGGTCTTGGGACGCTCAATCGAAAGCAAACTTAATTGATAGTATTGATATTCTGCCATTAACCGTAAAGGCGTAACATGGCGATCAGACCTTTGTCGGTTGCCACAAGAGGGTATCTTGACGGTGTAGATGGCGTGGCTACACGAGGCTACATCTACATAGCAACCGTTGGGGTGGTGTCACCTTCAGGCGGTAGCACAGGCAAAACAAGAACGGTTAAAGGCCGGACTGTTGAGAGTATTCAGCAGCAGTTACGTGAAGATGAAGAAATTATAACGATAGTGATGGCAGCAATCGAACAGGACTTATTATGACTACATGCGCAGAAGCAGCAGCAGCTTTAAACACCGAAGACAGCAACGCTCTTGAGGCGCTTGAAAATGAAGGCGTAGATCTTAAAGATGCTATCAACAAACTCATAAAACAAACGCAGACGGAAAGAACGCAGCTTGAGCGCGTCATTATTAGAGCTGGCGGCCAAGCGCCGCCTTATCAAACAGCCGCTGAGCGTAATGGCAAGCTTGCTGATTTTGGCCGTAAAAAAGTCGGTGGTGCTCGCAAAGACACCTATCAGTTTGTGGATAAAAACTTTGCTGAAGAAGACTTTGTAGCCTTGCCGCTAAGTAAGATTTTTCCAAAACCAGAAATTGACAAAATGGAAAACAAGTTTCACGCGGCCTTCACAACGGTTGCCAGAGACGAGATACCTAACAAGCCTAGAACGAAATACAAGGTCAAGCGCTGGGCAGAGTCTGTTGATAGGTTTTACAAGTTGGTACAAATAGCGCTCGCTGGTGATATTTCTACTGACGATTTTATTAAGCGTATGGAAGATGCTTCAGGTCTTGAGAACGTGACTGACAGAGTGAAACTGTTGATGGCGGTAGAGCGCGATCAATGGTCTAGGATCGGCAAGACAAGTAACTGGACTAAAGCCTACAAGTATGTTGACGGTAAGCAAGTTGCGTCACCATCAATAATCGTTTCTATAGATGGCGCGCGAGAACGGTTCGAGGGTGTGGAAAAAATAGAAGATGTGTTTGAGCAGGTCAATAGTAAGTTGGCTGCAGAAGTTGCCCCCGAGAATACCGGTAAACCAATGGCGTTTGAAGTTCGTGGCCGACTCAAAAAATTCTTCATCATGAAAAAAGGCGATCGCGAATACCGTCACCTAAAAGAATTTGATAACAGCCGTGAAGCGCTTTTGTTTGCAAAAGAAAATAATGCTGAGCTGGTGAAGCTATGGGACGAGGTTAAGGCGCGTGATAACGTTACTAAGTCTGACATGCGCAGAAAAACCAATCTGCCTAGAAGCGGTCAAGACTACCGGAATGGCAAACATGTTACATCTCAGATGTTTGAAAAGGCGTTTGCTTTCAAATGGGTAGAGTTTGGTAATTGGGTGAAAGATGGTAAAGGTGCTCAAGACCGTCAAGGTATGCTTGATCAAGCTTATGATGCTTTAATGGATTTGGCCAATATCGCCGGTATCCCTTCTCAAGCTATCTCGCTAGGCGGCGAATTGTCGCTTGGTCTAGGTGCGCGAGGCAAGAGTAAAGCCATGGCGCACTTTGAGTCTGGACTATTTGTTATCAATTTGACCAAAACGAAAGGCGCTGGCTCGTTGGCGCACGAGTGGTTTCATGCTTTAGATAACTACTTCCAAAGAAAGCGTAGTGAAGATGGTCAGACAGGTGGTATTAGAGCGCATAGCTTCATTACTTATGATCCTAATCAGAAGTATGTAAGGATTGCAGGAAGAGGCAGAGCCATAAGCCAGAAGCTATCTAAAGAACAGCTCGCAGAAATGGACGCTAAAACCAAGGGTAGTGATTACTATGACATTAAAAATTGGGAGCTAGATCCTAACCACAAGAAAGGCGTTAGACCTGAAGTTGAAAGTGAATTTGCCAAGCTGGTAAAAGCGCTTGATGAGTCACCAATGAAACAGCGTGCCGCGACGATCGATGCTGGCAAGGAAAACGGTTATTGGAGTCGGGTTATTGAGCGCGCAGCGAGATCGTTTGAGAGCTATGTGATTGCGACCATGCAAAAGAATGGCTACCACAATGACTTTCTGGCCAATGTCGTGACTATTGAAGAGTTTAGCCGTAACCCTGAACGTTACCCATACCTACTTGAAGAAGAGATTGCCCCTGTAGCAGAGGCTTTCGATGGCTTGTTTAGATCGCTTAAATCGAAAGAGGCTGAAAACGGTATGATGCTGTACTCAAAACAGGCCTTACCTGATACAGATAGCCAGAACTTCAAGAAATGGTCTGGCGGCGCTGAGATCATTGACGCTGACGATATCAATAGTCATAAGTTTGTAACCGGTAAACCAGTAATACTGAAAGCCTATCACGCTACCACGCATGAGTTTGACGTGTTCGATGCTTCTATTAATGGCAATGTTGAAGGCCAGTTTGGGGCTGTTAATTACTTTACTTCAAGCGAGACTGATGCAGAAGTAAACTACATGGCTGACGGTGAGGACTTAACCGGAAGAATAACAAGAAGGGCTGAGCGACTTGTTTATGAGTTGCAAGAAGATCCTGCTCGTTTTGGATACACAGAGAGTGACGTTGATAGTACGGATGACGCGGCTGATATTGCAGAAAAAATAGCAAGGGACGAGTTAGCCGGTGATGCAGAGAAAGTCATGGAGGTTTACATTAAGACTTCCAATCCTTTTGTTGTTGACGCAAACAACAGGCAATGGCATAACTTCGTTGATACAGACGGTGTACGTGATGAAGCTGTAGAGCAGATTGCTGATGAAAACAGCATTGACTATGACGCGCTCGATGATGATGGAAAGCAGGAGTTTTCAGATGAATACGAAAACGAAATTGATGATCGCTACTATGAACTGGCAGGCGAAAAAGAGAATGATTTATACGAGGCAGTACAGCAAGTGGCGTGGGAGTATGGCGCTGATCCTAATGCGATATTTGAAAACATTACCGAATCTGAAGTTGACTCAGTAGAACTAGAGAAGGCGTTAAGAGAAAGCGCGGATAACGCCTACATTGAAAATGACAATGGCGATCTGATTGGCTCTCACGTTCTTGCTCAGATCATTAAAAACTTAGGTTTTGATAGCATCATTCTAAAAGATGCTGATCGACGCTTTGCTAATATGAACATGGGTGGTGACGTTGCTCATATCCATATCTTTGATGAGAACGCGTCTAACATTAAGTCGGTTGAAAACTCAGGCGAGTTCAGCGCTACCGATCCTAATATCTACAAATCGAAAGGTCTTGCTGGCGGCTTGAATATCGAGAGAGCCAGACAGGTTATCAATTCAGATGAGCGTTTAAATAAGCTGCATATCACTGGTAAACTTGTTGTTGTTGAGGACGCAAGCGATATCCCTACAGATGCTGACATGTTCAGCGTCAATGACGTTGTTCAAGGTGCGTACTTAAATGGCGTGGCTTATGTTGTTGCTAACGGTAATCGTATTGGTGATATAAAAAGCACAGCATGGCATGAGGTTACTCACGCAGCCATGGATCAGGCAGGTGATAGCTTTATCGATGCTAAGTCGAAGGCTAGAATTTTTGCCAACTTACAAAAGCAAATTGATAACAACGATGGTTCAGACGCATCATTGCAAAGCGCGCTTGATAGAGTGGCTGAAGCGGGTGCGCGTGGTGACGCTATACTTGAAGAGGTAGCGGCTTACCTTGTGACTGATAATGTCAACAATGTGAAGCAGTCAAAATCGATCGTTGAGTTTGTTAAAAATTTAATCGCAGCAATCAAAGCAGCCATTATTAAATATACCGGCCTAACCATTGGTAATATCGATGGCAAGGTAATGAAGAAAGTGGCTGAAGCCTACGCTGATCATCATACCGATCCTACCGGCGGCAACGTTGTAGGGCTGGCAAGCAAGAGCGGATATAAAGGCAAGGACAATGCTGAAGCTGCAGAATGGTTAGCGGCAAAAGCAAAAGGCTTAGACATGTCGAAAGCGGCTCGCATGGAGAGAGCTTATGAAATGGGCTTTGATACTGAGACTAAACTTTATCATGGAACTTCTGACGATATATCTAAGTTTGATTTAAACCTAACACAGAACCGAGACGGCGGGTTTATTGGTGAAGGAGTCTACCTAACGTCAGTGCCTAGATTCGCAGACTTTTATGCAAACAACGCTCAAAAAAGAGAAAGGGCTTCTGATGGCGAATATAGCGAACCTAATGTAATTCCTGTATTCACGTCAGCCACCAACACGAAACAATATAACCTTGCGGATAAAAACGACTTTGCTCAAGAGTGGCAAAAAGATAATAGATTCCCACAAGAACTAACAGATAAATTAAAGGGTGAAGGCTACGACAGTGCTGAGGTTATTGATGCGTCTGGTGCAATTATTGAGAGAGTTATATTCGATCCTAAAAACATACGCTCAATAAACGCTGCTTTTGATCCTGATAATGCTAAAAGTCCTAACCTTCTTGCAAGCGTAGTTCAAAACTTCAACACCTTCTTCTCGGGTATGGGTAGAGCCTTGTCTGAAAAAATGCCTAACGCTATGCCAGCGAAAGCGTTAGCTAATCAGTTACAAGATGAAAAGGTGCGCGGCAAGTGGGGTATCAAGGCAGAAGAAGTTGAATGGACAGGTATTGTCGAATGGTTGCAAGAGCAGGATGGTAAAGTAACCAAGCAAGAAATCGCTGACTTTATCGAAGCTAATCAGGTTCAGGTTGAAGAGGTTGAATTATCAAATCCAGATATAGAGGCTCAGATCCATGCCGAGCGTGAAGCTATACGAGTAAAGGTTAGAAGCTTAGACGACAAGCTAACCAAAAAATACGATACAGAATCTTGGGGGCATAGCGCTACCCTTCCTGAAATAAAGGAAATGAGATCTTACAATGAGCAATTAACGGCTATTGATAGAAAAATAGCAGCGGGTGGTTACGTCAATCAAAACGCAACCAAATACAAAGACTATACCGTAAAAGGCGAAGCTGAAAACTATCGTGAGTTGTTGTTGACGCTGCCAAATAAGAATGAGCCAAAATTTGAAAAGAGTAAGGTTGAGCTAAAAAGAAGCACTAGAAGCACTACTCAAGGTGACACTATTATTATGTATGATGGTGCTGTAATGGCTGAATACACAGACAATCCAGAGCTTGATAACGGTCAATACAAGCAGAAGCCAGAAAGTCACTGGCTGGAAGTAGCTGAGGAGCTTTTCTATAATGGCGATAGTATTAATGAAATTGAAAGCAAGGCAGGCGGCTATCAATCGTCACACTGGAATGAAAAGAATATCCTAGCCCATGTCCGTTTCGATGAACGTACCGATGCTGATGGTAATAAGGTTTTATTCATTAATGAGATACAATCTGATTGGCATCAAGAGGGTAGGAAGAAAGGGTATAAATCACCTGACAGTAAAAAACTACGCACATCGGATGACATCGCTAAAGAGTTAGACGCAAGGTTAATCGAGCTTGGTTTAGAGAAGCGTGAAGCGGTAAACTCGAAAGACGAGACTGTTGTTAGGCTTATGGCTGAGCTTGACAGTGGTATAGCTACAAGAGTTGTTGCTGAATATAAAGAAGCAGTACCCAACGCACCATTTAAAGGCAACGCTTGGGTAATGCTGGCTATGAAACGAATGATTCGCCATGCCTCAGAGAATGGTTTTGACAAGGTTGCTTGGGCTACAGGTGAGCAGAGTGCAGACTTGTATAGTCTTGAAAAGCAGGTAGATGCAGTAAATGTTAGGCGTAACGGTGCTGGCGAGTACGTTGTAACTATTGAAAAAGAGGGTGAAGATATTGCTGGCGGCAGGAAGTTTGACAGCGAAGAAGGGCTTTCTGGATTTATCGGTAAAGACCTTGCAAACAAAATAGTCAGCGATAACCTTGAGGTTGGGGGAAAATTTAAGACGTATTCAGGGCTTGACCTAAAGGTAGGCGGCGAAGGCATGCGCGGCTTCTACGATAAGACATTACCTAACCTTGTTCAGAAGTACATTAAGAAGTGGGGCGGCAAGGTTGATGGTGTAAACCTTTCAGCTAAGACTGTACCAGAAGGCAAAACGCTACAAGGCGAAGGTCTTGAAAGAGCGAAACGAAACGGTATTGTGACTGTACAACATGGCTTTACTATCACCGACGATATGCGCTCAAGTGCTATGCGTGGGCAGCCGTTATTCAGTAAGGAACAAACTTTAGGCAACAACGGTAATTTTGATGGCGCGTCTGACAATATATTGTTTTCAAGAAGACAAATCAAAGGCAATAACAAGGTATGGCGTAAAGCTAAAGGCTTTGAAAACCTAAGTGACGCTACTTATGAAGCGACCGATAAAATGGGTCGGCCTAAAAATATGCCATACAAAACGTTAGTTAAAGAGCGTATAGCTGAGCATAAAGATCGGTTCGTCACCAAGTTGCGTCAAGGCATGCTGGATCAGTTTGATTCAATACGGACAATACTAGGAGATCGACGCTCATGGATGATGTCTCAAATGACTGCCGGTGGTGGCGCGGTTGAGGCTGCTATCGAAGTGGGTAGGCCTTACCGTGATGCGTCAGGCGCTATTGCTGTTGATGCTGAAGCTAAAGACTTGGCTCAAATTTTCGAGCCGCTTGGTAATGAAGTTGATCGGTTCTTAATGTGGCTTGCTGGTAATCGCGCTGAAGGCCTAAAGGTTAGTGGAAAAGAAAACTTATTTAGTGATGCTGATATTGCTAGCTTGAAAGCTTTGAACTATAACAACTCAGAAAACGCTGAAGGCAAAGGGGTTCGCTGGGATCAGCGTGAAGCTACGTATGAGGCGGTACGTGCAGAGTTTGAGGAGATGCACAATGCTATAGTACAGATTGGCGTTGATACCGGTATCGTCAGCCAAGAAGACGCTGATATATGGAAGGCTCAGGGCTTCTACGTGCCTTTTTACCGGATTGCAGAAGAAGACGGTACAAGACAAGGGGTAATGAGCGTCAGCGGCCTTGTAGGGCAGGAGGCTTACAAGAAGTTGAAAGGTGCTGATATGCAGCTCGACGACCTGCTTCTTAATACCTTAATGAATTGGGAGCACATCGTTAGTGCTGGCCTGAAAAACCAAGCAGCAAAAGGTGCGCTTGCTACAGCCGAGTCTATGGGGCTTGCACAGAGAACACCGAAAGCTATCAAATCCAAGAAGGCTATTTATGTTCGTGAGGATGGTAAAGAGCAATGGTACAACATAAGTGATACCACCGATGGCAAGCTTGTTTTAGATGCTTTAACAGCCCTAAACTATGAAGGTCTAACCGGTGCTGGTATGAAGGTGCTGCGTAAGTTTAAACGAGCGCTTACATACGGCGTTACGGCTAGTCCTGAATTTAAGCTTGCCAACTTGATCCGTGACACGCTTCAAGCGATTGCTGTTGCAGATATGAGTACCAACTTTGTTAAGAACGTTCACCAAGGCTGGAAGGCTACAGCTGATCATAGCAATACTATTGGTCAGATGATTGCCGGTGGTGGTGCGTTTGGTAACTCGGGCTATATTCACGGCGCTGATCCTGAAGCGATTAAGATTGCCTTTAAAAAAGGTATTGATCGCAATCATATCTTAGGCTCAAACAATGCCCTTAAAACTTTATGGGACAAGTACCAAGACTTTGGCGCAAGACTCGAAAATGTAAACCGCGCTGCAAACTTTGAACAATCGATCGCTAAAGGCGATGATTTACTGACAGCCAACTTTAATGCTCGCGATCACTTAGACTTCCAAAGAACTGGCGGCTTTGTGGCCATGCGCTTCTTAACGCAGGCGATACCTTTTTTAAATGCGCGTATGCAAGGTCTGGATAAGATGGCCAGAGCGTTTAAAGATCCTAATCAAAGACAACAAATCACAGCCGTTATCGGCGTTTACGCTATTGCGTCCTCACTAATGTATCTCTACATGAAAGACGATGACGATTATCAGCAAGCTGAAGAATGGGAGCGCGACACTTATCACTTAATTAAACTGCCCAACAGCGATGTTATGTACCGTATCCCTAGACCGTTTGAGGTGGGTGCGATTGCCAACGTTGTTGAACGCGTTACTGAGCAGCTTGCAGACGACGAAGTGCAAGGTAAGGTCTTTGCAGAGCGCTTGCGTCACATGCTGACAGAAACATTCTCAGTTAGTCTAATACCGCAAGCTGTAGCCCCAGCACTTGAGGTCAGGGCGAACAAAAGCAACTTCACTCAGAGACAGATTGAGTCAATGTCTATGCAGCGTATGTCTGCTGTTAACCGGATCAAGCCATGGACTTCTCAGACCGCGATCGGCTTGAGCAAGGCTTTAAATACTGCTCTACCTGAAGATAAAGTGTTAAGCCCTATTCAAATTGACTACTTAATGAATGGGTATTTTGGCTGGGTGGGTACAACTGTTACCGACATGATAGACATGATTGCAAGGCCGATGGTGGGCGCACCAACTAAGCCTGCTAAAGAGATCCAAGACTACCCTGTAGTTGGCCGGTTTGCTCGGGAAAACCCTAGGAACTCAAAATTTGTCACTCAGCTATATGAGAACAGGGAGAAGATCAGCCGCATTTACGCTGATATGCAGTCATACAAAGCCAATAAAGAGCTAGATAAGTATAAAGCTACGTTTGAAAAGAATAAGGAAATGTTGCGCCACAGAAAAGCGTACAACAAATCAGCGTTACAACTGAGCCGCTGGGCTGCTGAGATAAAAAGGATCACCAATAACAAGAAGCTTGGCGCTGAAGCTAAGCGTGACAGGATTAACCGGATCAATCTGAAGCGCTTGGAATTATCGGAGCGAACCGTAAAGGCTCATAGGCTTTAAGCAGACAATAATATAAACACTATGAAGCCGAGCATGCACAGTCCTTCCAATGACAGGAAGTAGTGCAGAAGCTTGTACATGGTGTTTATCATGGTTCGATTATAAGTAGCAGGGATTTTGGATGGAACAAAAAATTATACTTCTTGAGCTTCTAAGGTATTCAATATGAGCGAGTACAAATACGATCCGACTTCCTATAGAAGCCCTCAGCGCACATGGAGTGAGAAGCAGCGAAGGTTTTTAGATGAGTGGACATATCTTTATTACTTTCTCTTAACATTGCCCGATGGTAGAGAGATTACGGTTGAGCCACCTTTTACGTATGACAAAGGTAGCGTTATACGACTCTTGTTTGGCTGGTTGCCCCGTGACGATAAAGAGGCTTTAATTGCCTTCCTTATCCATGATTGGCTGTATGAGAAGCAGATGATTGGTGGTGTATGGATAACCAGAAAAGAAGCTGATAGTATTTTATATGACTTACTACGGCACTCTGGCATGCGCTACACTAAAGCTAAGGCAGCTTACTTAGGCGTGAGAGCTGGCGGCTGGGCTTACTTCAACGATAGGGCAAAATCTATCGGAAATACTCATTACTTATAGGGGTGACACATGTTATTAAAAGAAGGCGTTAAATTGCTAGGCGCTAAGCCTGAACTAGCTATTGGCTTAATGGTTTGTGATCAGGTATATAGGGATCACGGTGAAAGACTAACGGTAACATCGATTACTGATGGCAAACATAGTAAAACTTCTAGGCATTATCTTGGCCTTGCTGCTGACCTTAGAACAAACGATATTTTGGCAGATAATACTGATGAAATTTACGCTGCATTAAAAAAAGCCTTACCAGAGTTTTTTGTTTTGCTGGAACATGTCGGCACAGCTAATGAGCATATCCATATTCAGTTTAATGGTGGTCTATAAAGCGAAAGCCACTACCGGAGGTGAAGCGGTAGCGGCTTTCTAGAGGCAACCTATGAAAAGGTTGAGCCCTCATTTTACGACATGTTAATTTTTGCCGCTATATTGTTTGTTACGTTCTGCCTTTGCCGTATGCCCCGACCCCACCAATAGTAAAGCTGGCAGGCTGCACTACCCTTCTCAACGTGTCTTGATCGCATGAAGGGCAGTGGATCAAAGGATCGTCTTTAATGCTTTGTCTAACGCCTTTTACTTCATGCTCGCAGGATTTATCGGTGCAGATATAATCGTAAGTTGGCATTACCTTCTTCCCTTCGGTTTTTTTGATCTGCAGCTATTGCATTTAATCATTGACTGCCTGTGACCGTTAATTATCTTAATTGTTTTTTTTACTTCGCTTTCGTTGCGGTAAAAACCACAGTAGCGACAGTACACCTTTTTCTCTTCCACCATAGTTGTCGATTCTAAATCTTGCATGTATAGCCTCTTTTTATACATTGATCGATCACTTCCTCTTTGCTCAAGCCTTGCTTGGACAGCGATCTAATTAAGTTTTTTATATGATTGTCTTCAATGAGCCTGCTAGGGATCGGTCGATCCCATTTCTTAGAGCCTTTACCTTTAGCGCCTACTGGCGTTGTTAAGGCTTTCTCAATATCCCAGCCTTGCCTTTCTCTGGCTCTAACTACATCAACATCTATCTTATGTCTAATGGAGTGGTTCTTGTAGGTGTCAGTGATATTAAATGCGGTAACTTTTTTAGGGGTGCGTTTTTTTTGACCGTTCCGCTTTCGTCTTCTGTCAGCCTTTGCCTGCTTCTTCTCGTCGTCTGTCACAACAGATCCTTGAAGTGGTTTTACTTATTTTACCGGATCTCTAAATGCGTGGGCTATCACTGATCGTATATCCCACATAACGCCGATCAACCCTCGACAAGCCAAAAATGCAGCAGTCCATAAAACTAAATCCACAAACAAATCGTTTGACGCACCCAAATCAAAGAAAAGAACAAGCATGGCTGGCGATCCAAATAATAACGTTAGTTCTAGGATCAAAAAACGTAAACTGTGTTTCATACATCATCCTTTGTAAAAAAATAAGCCAACTTTAAGCCCACGGTTGGCGCGTGGTTAGGAGTCCACGGGTTAAATGGATGCTTGGTCAACTTCATTGCCCCAACAATCCCAGCCTTCAACGGATCGTCTGGCAAACAATTCTATTCTTGGTACGTCACCGCAAAGCTTAACGATATCATCATGAAACTCTGCCGGTTTTTCAGAGTGCGCTAAAATCTTGGCCGTTCTAACGGCTCTTACACCACCGGAAACACGCTTTGGCTTTCCTTTGACCGCGATTATAGCAGACTCACTACCAGCTCTTGTATGAAAACCCATACCAAAGAACGGTTTACCGGTTACGGTTTGCTTTGCCCATACCAAGCCGTTCATATTTTTAAGGGTAAAACCCCAAGAAGTAACAAGATCGATAGCTTCTTGAGGCATTGAGCCTAGCCACCACATAAAAAGATAGCAGTTGTCGTCAGCAATCTCACTGACAGGCAAGGCTTTAAGATCATCTAAAGTCATAGTGCTGTACTGGTTGTCAGCACCAGACTTCATTGAGCCGCCGGTTTTTTTGTTCTTCATCTTCCATGGTGGATCGGCCAGAATAACTTGATACTTTTTATCAGGTAGCTTCATTGGTTAGCCTCTACGCTTGTTTGCATTTAACGTCACGTCACCAAATTCAATACCAACAAAGTAACGCACTTTATTGACCAGCTCTTTAAGTGCGACATCTGTAGCTAGATGAGCCAGTTCAGGCGCTAGATCTAAATGCAGTCCATCTAATTCACGCCTTACATCAACGTGATCAGCTAACTGTTTTGCAAACGCGCCAAGACCGCAAAGGCTTGTCACAAGATCCCAGCAGGCAACAATATCTTTTTGCGCTATCATCTTGACCAGTTGCCTGACCTGATTTTCTAATTCAGCTACCCGCTCTTTTGTAGGTAGTTGTTGCGCTGACGTTCTAGTTCGCCATGCCACGCCAGAAAGATCTGACGCTTTCTCGACAGACTTGGCTGATACCGGCGTACCTAGTTCAGCCGATGTTTCGTCTGCTACTTGTTGATATGTCTTGCCTTCAAGATCTTGAATGTCTCTATCTTTGATCAGCTCGCATAAGCGGTAAAAATCAGCTTGTGATAATCGTCTTATATTTTTAGTCATTGGTAGTGCCTCTTATTGTTTATAAAAATAGTGGTTTAGTTTGTATTCTTTACAAATAAGCTCTAAGGTGTCCGTCAAAAGGGAATATCATCGTCAAGATAATCAGTGCCAGTAGGCGCAGCGTTATGTACTGGTGGTGGTGCAGCAGCAGCAGGCGGGGCTTGTTGGCTTTGCGCTGGCTTGCTATCAAGCAACTCAAGCCTATCACCCATGATCTCAGTCGAGTACCGGTCTTGGCCGTTTTGATCTTGCCATTTACGGGTTCTAATCGAGCCTTCAATATAAACAGTTGATCCCTTATGCGTGTACTGTTGAGCTACTTCACCGACACGGTTACGTAGCACTACCCTATGCCACTCGGTATGTTCTTTCTTTTCGCCTGTTTGACGGTCTTTCCAGCGCTCGGTTGTCGCTACACGTAGGTTGCATATCGATCCACCGTCAGGAAAAGATCTGCTCTCAGGTTCAGCCCCGAGCTTGCCTGTTAAAATGACTTTGTTAGCCATGAATTACCCCTTATTTAGTTAGTAGTTTGATTTGTTGCTCAAGATATCTGATAGAGCCTTTGCAGCGCTGCAGGCTGTCCCGAGTTAAAAATGGCTTGATAGACTGCAAGCCTGCTAGGTTCAATCGGTGGATCGTCAACTGGTAAGGGGTGTGATCTTGTTCACGCTTCTTTGCCGCCACCCCTTGCTTGGCCAGATCAAAGCAACGGTCAAAATTCTTAACCATGGCCGCGTATTCTGGTTGCGCTTTTACATCTTGTGAAAACATGTTCAGTCCTTTTTAGTAGTTGATTTTTACGTGAGGAATAGCGTCACAGTTAATAGCATTGATCAAAGCCATAGCATCATCTTTATGAATACCCATAGCTTTAGTCATCGCCTGCTGTACCTCTTTATTTATTTTGTTCGTATGGCGCTTACTGGTTAAGCGTTTTTCCTCAGCCGCTTTTTCGGCAGCTAAAGCTTGCCTTTCCTTTTCTTTCTCTGCCAGTGCAGCAGCTTGGACGCGCGCAGCCTCTTCAGCCGCTTCTCGGCGTGCCGCTTCAATTCGCTCTTCAGCTTCCCTCATGGCTTTTTCTTCAGCCGCTTTTTCGGCTTTAACCATATCTGCCTTGTGTTGTTTTTCAGCTTTTTCTGCAGCAACGCGATCAGCCTCAGCTTTTTCAATAGCAGCTTGCTCTTGCGCTTTCTTTTCTTCTGCAGCTAATCGTTCAGCTTCTTCAGCAGCCCGAGCTTCTTCAGCCACCTTCTTTATTGCAGCTTCTCTTTCTGCTATTGCTGCTTCACGAGCCGCTAGCTCAGCTTCACGTTTAGCCTGTTCAGCCTGCAAGGTTATAAAATTTTCAATTTCAATAGCTTCTTCATGGCAGGCTTCTATTTCGATAGCCAGTGCTTCAGCGTCAATTCTGGCTTGCTCAGCTTCTTCCCAATCAGTCAACGGCTGTCTAACAGCGTCACGAACCCTATCAAGTTCTTCTCTTGCCTTTTTCCGGTTGTTATCAACAATTTTTGATTTAGCCTTCCATTCAGCAACCATTTCTTTACCGATATCATCAATCAACGCTTTTGATGAAGCGACCTTTCTGGCCAGAGACGCAATTTCTTTTCGGCCTTTTGTTGTCTCAAGATCTGGTACGATCGATAAAGCCGCCTTTTCTATCTGCTTGAGTAGTTTAGGCATATCGTCACCGGTAAAAACGGCTGCAGCGTTTATCTGCTCTACCTCGACTAACTGTAAATCCTTTATATCCATTACATCACCTCTAATGTTTTTATTAATTGACTAAGCTCATGATTGAACTTAATGATCTCGCTGTTTAATTTTCTGCAATACGCAATATCACGGTAAACCCGTTTGACCATCATTGGCATACCTGTGTAGTAAGCGATAAAGTCACACCATTCACGACCGGTTATTAATAGCTGGCCTTGGATCTGAGCGATATGCTCATTTGGCACTTCATTCTCTAGTAGTAGCGGGATCAGGATATGCGGCGCTTTTGACTTAACCTCAATGATCCCTTTGTCGCCTACTTCACCATCTAGGCTGCAACCCATTTTGCCGGTAGAGTAAAAACCTGTTTGCTCAACTGCATCACCAGTTCTAAGCTCATACAGAGCCCGAGCTTTGATCTCCATGGCGTGACCGCGCTTGGTTGCGCCGGTTTCAAAGCTTTCCGTGACTTCACCGGTAAGTATTTCACCGGCCAGTTTGTACATGTACGTCTGTCTGGTGAGGCTTGGTGCACTACCTCGGCCTTTTGACATAATGGCGTGAAACATTGAAGCGGTTGGCATACCTTTACGGCAGTCCAACCACTCTTGCGTACCTTGCTCAAAATCAAAATAATTAAGAGCAACACCCATTACTTAGCGCCTTGCGAGTTTTTCTTTACCCTAATTTCAAGCATGGCCACAGCTTCATGATAATCACGTTGCTGCAGCTCGCTTACTTCCATAACGTTATAGTTGCTTAGAAAGCGGCCGATATCAATGGTGTTGCCAGCAGCCTCAATAAGCCCTTCAATAAACTCAAGCTGCTCATCTGTAATATGAAGCCTGCTAACTTGGCCAGCAGCTTCACCATCATCATCTTCCTCAGTGGCACAACCGGTAATGCCAAGCAAGGTGTATCGCTCAAGGTACGTTTTAGCCGAGCCGATAGACTGCACTTCATTTTTACCGCCTGAAGCGTCATACCCGCATGACATTGATGTTTTTTCACTATGCCCTAGCGCGTGAGTTAAATAGCAGGTCACTTCAATCACGCCTCTTTCCGGCTGTTTCTGAATCCATCGGTGACTTAAACCTTCTTTGGCTAGTGCTTCAGATATTGTTTTAACGACATTACCAAGTGTTGCATGCTTGTAGTCCGTGATACCTTTATTACCTTCGTAATGGACGTGGCCATCTTTACTTATGGTTGGCGCGTTAGCTCTAAACTTGCTCATGGCCAAGTTAAACGCTTTTTCAGCTTCATAACGTTCACTGTCTCGCTGCATTTCAACCAGCTCTTTCAGTTGGTCTACAGGTACACGTTCTTGAATAGCGTATTGAACGATAGGTGTTATCCCTGTTGGCGCTTCTTGTGTCGCTGGTAACGAACTAACCTGCTCTTCTTCAACTAAAGTTATTTCAGTAGCTTCGATTGTTTCAGTATTTTGTTTTTTTGTAGCCATTATCTTCTTCCCCTAAATTAGATTTTTTTGATCTCGTCCCACTCTTTCACGGCGAACACTTGGATCATCATGTTCAAGTTACGGCGTATGTTATCGGCTGTTTCTTCAAAGCCTTTGTTGCCATACTTGTCTGCAGCACGTTCAGCCATCATGGCGATAGCGATCGATAAAGCCGCGATGTCTTCATGCGAACTCGTGTCAGTGGTTAGATCTATTTCTGTTACTATCCTGCTGGCTAGCTCTTTGGCTTTGTTAGCATCGATAGCCACCATTTCAATACCGTTATTTTCTTCGTTCATTGTTATTGCCTTTAAGGTTCGTTAAGCATTTCTAAAGCGTTTCTCATGGCGTTTTCTAGCGCTTCCTCTACTTCTTTTTCATCATCTAACGGCAGCCATAAATTATCAGCGACCTGCACTTTGATGTTTGCAAACTCCCAATCTTCAGGTTCGCTTGGGTAGCAGTTTTCAGGCGCTCCACCGACAAACCCGACAATTTCAGGGTAGTAGTCAAAATCAAATGACACGTTAAACTCTGTATATTCACCATCTAACTCAAATTCATGAGTGGCTATTACACCGCTTTGACTAATAGGCATCATGCTTCCCCCCAACCAGCAGAAGCCAACCAAGCATTATCATGGTCAGCATCATCCATAATACGTTTATGCTCTTCTTGCTTTACTGGATCACGCTCGCACGATTCGCATTGCAGGCGCTCACCGTGAATACCTGTTGATCCGCAAGGTGATTCAACGGCTTTGTAGTCATAGCCTCTAGGGACATATTGTGTAACTGTGTTAGTGCATTTCATAAGTTACTCCTTAAATATGGTGGCAAGAGCCAAAACGGCTATACGAGTAATCGCTTATCTCGTTTGAAACCAATTTTTCGACAATGAAGATAGGCTTCATGCCTTTAAGATTAGAGTGATCATGCTTCATGATCTCGGCGGTGTATGGCTCTAGCAGCTCACTGGCCAGCATGTAATGCCTAGATTTAATCAAGGCATAGGCTAAGTAATAAATAGGATTCATAATAGCTCTCCTAAACCAATACTTGCTTGATGTTTTTAGGCGCGCTACGCATTGTTCCGTAGCTGGTTTTGGCCATACGTTTGAGCGTGCGTTTAACCTTGGACGTTGGGGCGATATCATCACAGATGTATCTTGCCTCTGAGGTTGGCACTTTGATTATCTTGATCGGGTACTGGATCAAGATAAGGTGAATGAACTTCTTGCCGGTGGTAACTTGCAAGCCGTGGTACACCCCGTAATTTGTTCTGTATTTGATTGTTTTCATAATTAGCCTCCTACAGCTTATTAAAATGTAAAAATATACACGCCTAACCATAATAACAGAATGGCAGGATAATACAACTGCAACGTTAAAATAATTTAATCCTTGAGTAATATATTGTTTGTGGTATATTCGTTGTTGCACAATATTACAAACATAAAATTAAATTAGGAAGACATATCATGGATTTATTAGCTAAAACCATTGCCCTGCTTAACGTTACAAATATACCGTTCAAGCAGATATCTAAAGATACAGGCCTAAAGGATAGATGGCTGAGACTCGTAAAGGATGGCGATATAGAAGAGCCTAGTGTGGTTAAGATTGAAAAATTGTACAACTACCTTGTAAAAAACTAAGGAAGGATACTACGCCGTAAAACGCTATAGAACGCTATAGAACGCTGTAGGACACTAAAGATGATTATTAACAACAAGGTGGAGAATTAAAATGGCAGCATTACCTTATATGCAGCTATACCCCGCAGATTATCTTGCTGACACAATGCACCTGAACGCAGAGAAGCATGGCGCATATCTTTTGCTGATAATGAACTACTGGCAAACAGGCAAGCCGCTACCTAACGATGATGAAAGGCTAGCAACAATCGCTCGGGTAAGTAACGAACGTTGGACGGACGTTAAACGAACGTTGATGGAGTTCTTCGTTTTAGATGGTGACGCGTTAGTGCACCCACGTATCGAGTCTGACCTTAAATATGTTGAAGACAAGCAGCATAAAGCAGCTCAAGCTGGCAAAGCTTCAGCTATAGCTAGGGCTAAGAAGAGAACGGACAAGGAAAACGCCAAAACAAAGTCAACGAACGCTGTAACGGACGTTCAAACGGACGTTGCAACGGATGGTGAACAGACGTACCAACATGGAGGCAACCATAAAGATCCAGATCCAGATAAAGATAAAGATAAAGAAGATAGTGCAACTTTTTTGCAAGCAAAAAAAATAGCACGTTACCTTGCTGGTAGGATTTTAAAAGAAAATAAAAAGGTGAAGGTAAAACCTGATAATTGGATAGCTGATATTGAGCGTTGTATTCGATTAGACCGGCGCTCTGAAAAAGAGCTAGTCGCTGCAATCAACTGGATCTATGCTGGTGGTAAAGGCTCTTTCTGGATACCTAACGTGCTATCAGGCAAAAAGCTTAGAGACAATTTTGATCAGCTTACTCTTCAGATGAGTAGCGAAGTCAAAGTTGAAACCAAAAAGGCAGCAGCTTTACCTAGGATGGATGATGAGTTGGTTAGCTGGGCAGCAAAAAATGGATACCCACAACCACGGCCAGCACAGACATTCCCTGAATATCGGAGGCTGCTTGAGAATGAACTTGAAAAAAGAGGTGATCGGTAATGAGTGCTAACGCGAGAAATACAGACAAGCAAACAAGCCATGATGCTGCAGCTTATATGGCTGACAGCGGTATTCAGATGAAGATGATCGATAAGGTGGTAGGGATGGTTGCTATTTACCCTGATCATACCGGCAAAGAAATAGCCGATCACTTTGGTTACGCTGACACCAGCCAGATCACTAAACGTATTAGTGACGCTGAACGCAAAGGCTTGATTGAGGCGTATGACGCTCGCACCTGCGCTATCACCAACCGGAAGGCGAGCATTTACCGGCTTGCGGTAGTTAACCCGAAAACAAAACCAGCTACGTTCTACGTGGTGAATGACGAGGTGATGGATAACTGTTTTAACGCGATCAGAGACATGGCTGGTGAAGGTGATTGCATTGTCTCGATAAAGACCGGCAAGGAAAAAAGATCCGAAGCACAGCACCGACTCAAGTGGTTGTGGATGGGACACCTAGAAAAAACATTATCTGGTGAAGGTGAGGGCTGGGACAGAAAGCGGTGGAATGACTTTTTTAAAAAGAAATTCATGAAAGAAATTCTGATTGCGCAAGATGAGGATTATGCGTCTGTATTTAAGCGGATCAGCATGTTAATTCAAGAAGCCACAGACAAGAGGCTGGTGGAACGATTGGCTTTAAATGTCTTAAAAACAGAAGATTTTACAGTTAAAAGTATGAGTGATTACCTAGACTGCGTAGACAAGTATTGCGTCACTAAGTTAAAGGTAACTTTACCTGTTCCTGAAGACTTGAAATATCTACGCAAATAATTGAAATAAGTAGTGTAATTGGTATTATTAAACCTAGAGGTATCACGGTGGCAGCACAGAAGAAAACAAAGGAAATTGAAGAGCGGTTTGAGCGTATCAGCGAACTAGGTTGTGTAGCTCAGGTGGTATTTGAAGAGCGGGTTTATACGTGTGGCCAACCAGCAGAAGTACACCATTGCAAGGGGTATGAGTTTAGTAATGCAGGGGCAAAAAAAGCTGACCATAAAGAATCGATAGGGCTTTGCTATAACCACCATAGAGGTGCTGAGGGCTTTCATACGATTGGCAAGGAAACGTGGGAAGCAAAATACGGCAAGCAGATTGACCTGCTTGAAAAAACAAACGAAGAATTGGGAGATTGGAAATGGGTAAGCGTGAATTAGTAGAGGATCTTGTTTACGGTATCAGGAGTAATTACAGTGCCAGCCTTAGCGATACCTGCAGCACCTGTAATGAGCACGAAAAAGCAGTAGAGCTCGACAAGTGCTCGTTTTGTATGCAGAGCGACTTGGCCGATATCGTAGGTGATGAGCTCGCTGACAATATACATGGCTCGATATCTGACTTTGTGGAGTCTTACACAGCAGCGTTGAAGCTAGTTGAAGCTTGAGGGGGTAGCTAGCACTGACGCTAAGAATATACTGATTGCCTACAAAGGCAGAGAATCAGCAAGGCAAGCGGTGATGCTGGATATAAAAGAT